CCCTCCAGAGATACTGGCCCTCACCATCCTTCAGCTTCCTTATCAGTTTAACCGTGCTGTCGTTCATAAGCAGCACAGCATTCTTTCGATAAGGGGCTTTCAGAGAATATATGAGGTCGATGAGCTCATCAGCAGATATAGCTGTAGAAGAAGCGGCGGTAACACCAATTTCAGCTCCTCCAGTTGTGTGGAGTATACCGGTGGGTTTACTTGAGCCGTTGCCAGTAAGGAAGGCGAGCTCTTCAGCATCACCGATACGCCTGCCAAACTGACCGGATATATAGCTCTCAAGGTCAAAGTAGCTGTCAGCGAGGAGCTCCTCAGATACCTTAATCATAGTTGCCAGTTTATATGCTCCCAACGATACCTGGTTGAAGCTGTCGTCGGAGGGGGGATAGGGTCCTTCTTCATCCACCCAGTCAGCTGTACCCTTTGAGGCGACTACGGGTATCTTTCTGTCGCCGTAGCTGGTCTTAATAACATGGCAGAGTGAACGGAGAACGTTACTTTCCGTTAAGGACTGGACGAGAGTGCCTTCAAAGGTTTCAGGGACAAGGTACCCGCCTTCGGTGTCCTCCGATTCCTGCAGAGCGTTGATAACCTCATACCTGGGTGACTTGCAGCGTATGGCGTTCCAGAATGCCTGCCTATATTCTTCTGAAGCTCTGCCTGTCTTGCTGTCCGGCTTTTTGGTGCCGGGCTTTTCTGTAATAGGCATACTGAGAGGCCTGCTAAGCTCGCGCTCCATTGCCTCTGCTCTTTCGAGCCTGTCTATCTCTTTGCCAAGGTTAACTATGTCTGCTTCCATTCGGTCATAGGCTTCAGCAGTTTCTGGGGTAAGCATGCCGTTTTCATCGCGGGATGAGTCCAGCAGCTTCTTTGCATCCTCCCAGGCTTTGGCTCTCTTTTCGCGCAGTTCCTGTATCTTGTTCATAATCTTCCTCCTAGTTACTTTAATAAATTAAGCCGCTTATACAGTAGTTCTGCAGGAATTACTGTGGCGGCTTTGGCGGATTGCATATTCTCTTCTTTTGGCGGTACGTTGCTCATTAGTTTGTTGAGCAGGGTGTTGGTTACTGTTCTGCGGCTGAATGCGAATGATACTTCCTCTACGGCCTTCTTCTCATCAGTCAAAACTGCGTCAGCAAAGCCAAGTTCTATGGCTTTATTTGCGTTCATCCACGTCTCTGCATCCATGAGATGAGAGATTTTTGAACGGGATAATCCGGTCTTTATCTCATAAGCGTTAATTATGGATTCCTTTACTTCACCCAGCATAGCAATGGCCTTTTGCATTTCCTCGGTATCTCCGATAGCTATTGTCAGAGGATTATGTATCATCATCAAAGCTGTAGGTGCCATCAGCACTTTAGTGCCGGCCATGGCTATCACTGAGGCAGCTGAAGCGGCTATACCATCAATCTTGATTGTCACATTACCCGGATAGTCCATAAGCATGGCATATATCTGGCTTGCAGCCACACAGTCACCACCGGGTGAGTTTATCCATATGACTATGTCTCCTGAACCCGAAGTTAAATCTGCTTTAAATGCCGCTGGTGTTATATCGTCGTCATACCAGCTTTCTTCAGCAATCGTACCGTCGAGGTAAAGGGTTCGTATACCGGTATCTTCATCCTTTACCCAATTCCAAAACCTTTTCAAGCTGTTTCCTCCGTCGTATTTGATTTATTTATGAAAGCTTTATGTTGAGCTCAACATAAAGCTTTTTATGTGGAGTAAGTGATTATGTTGAGATATTCGCCAGCCGTTAGCTCAGCAACAAAAAATCGCATATGTATTAAGGCTTTTACTAAATAAATCTCGGTTTGTTCAGAGACTGCTCAACATAATTTTGTATACTGTTCTGTGGAGGTGATTCCACATGAACAGTAAAATCGAGCTTTTGGAATTGATTCAAATGGCAAGAAATCACATGGAGGCACAGGGATATACCTACACTTCCGTATCTTGCTACATGAAAACATGGCGCAGTGTGTACAATTACGGACTAAGCAAAGGCATTGCACACTACAGCGCCGAGTTGGCCGAGCAATATATGCTCGAAAAATACCGTCTGTCAATCGGAGAGAATGCAGCAGAAGACGTTGCGCTCTCTCCGTATATGACACAGAAGATCCGTGCACTCCGTGCATTAACGGATTTCAAACTCCATGGGCACATACCACGTATAACACATGGTGAAGCCGTTTTGTGGCCTGATGAATACAAGGAGCTATGCATAGGATTCATGAATGAATACAAAGCCCTTGGGTATTCAGATGGTTCCTATCGCAGGCATGAGTTGAATTTGTGTCGTTTTGTATGCTTCTTGCACACGCGCAATATATCTCCTAAGGAAATAGAAACCGTTCATATATTTGAATACTTCAAGACGCTTGCTCATTTTTCACGATCTCAGTTAGCAAATTTGCGTGGCACTTTGGTGCATAGCCTTAATTATTTCTACAAAATGGGCATTTGTGCAGAAACATTGGCAGAAAGTGTCCCAAGGGTACGTTACTATGCATCTGCAAAGGTCAACAAAGTGTGGAGCGAAGACGAAATCAAGCGAATGCTTGGTTCAATCGACCGTGCTAATCCGACTGGGAAACGCGACTACGCAATTATGGTAATATCCGCGAATCTCGGCCTTCGTCCCGGAGATATACTGAATCTGTCAATCGACTGCTTTGACTGGAAAAGCGGGTGCATTAATCTCGTACAGGGGAAAACTGGCGAACCGTTGGTTCTTCCGTTGACGGAGCAGATTGGCAAGGCAGTTATTGATTACTGGACGAATGGCAGACCGAGCACAGTTGCTGCGGAAGTGTTCGTTCAGCATACGCTGCCTTACCAAAAGCTAACGGTTGGGATGATATACCATATGTTTAATAAATACTACGAAAGTAGCGGAATCGTAGCTTTAGAAAACAGGCGACACGGGCTGTATTCCTTCCGACACAGCCTGGCAAGTAGGTTGTTGGAAAAAGGAACCCCTGTTAATGTAATTGGTAATATCCTTGGTCATGTTAATTCCAACTCTGCACATCATTATCTGAGGATTGACATGGAAAAACTCCGCAAATGTACTCTGGAGGTGCCGGACTATGAATGAGAGAGTGCTAAAACCAATTCTCGTTTCCCAAATGCGGCACTTGTTCAATGATTTCCTGGAGTATAAACGCGCATTGGGCCTGAAATACGGATCTGAAGAGAAAACCCTGCGTCAATTTGCCCGGTTTTGCGAGGGGCATTACCCGGACAACCATTTGCCGGAAGACGCGGTCTACAATTGGATAAGCGAATCTGATAACAGAAGCCAGAAAACACGCGCCAACCAATCCGTAATTATGAGTGAGTGGGCAAAATATGCTTTTTCGCTTGGCTACATACAAATGCGCATCCCCGAAATACGGCACGCCAGTAACACCGCTTTTGTTCCGCATATTTTTACGGCAGACGAAATGCAGGCAATATGGAATACTGTGGACAATATTCCACCCTTGAAACGCTGTCCGAACCTTCACAAATGCATCCCTGTGCTGTTTCGGCTGTTGTATGCCTGCGGCTTACGTATTTCTGAGACGTTGCAGATAACTGAAGCAGATATTGACTTCAACACGAATGTCATAATGCTTAAGCATACCAAGTTAGGTAAAGAACGCTTGATTCCTATGTCGGAATCATTGGCAAAGGTATTGCGAGCATACATCGACAATCATACAGACAAATTGAAAGCGGACGATCCCATCTTTTATTACAGTTACGGCCAGCCATTGACTGCTGGTACTGTGTATAAGCAGTTCAGACGAGTATTGGAAGATAGTGGAATTCCCTATGAAGGAAAGTCCCGAGGTCCACGACTGCATGATTTCCGACATACTTTTTCAGTGGTTACTATGAATCGACTCTGCGATGAAGGAAATGACCTTTATGTTGCGCTGCCCATTCTCTCCGCATACCTTGGTCATTCTGGGATTAAGTCTACGGAACGGTATATTCGGCTGACAGAAAATCGGCTGTCTGTCATTACTGACAGCCTTCAACTTCATTTACCCAATGTTTTCCCGGAGGTGAAAGAAAATGCGGAATTCTGAGACCTTCGGATACTATCTTAACAAATATTTGACGGTGTATTTGCCGGGGCAGCGAGGTCTGTCTACCAACAGCATTCTTGCTTACAGGGACACTTTTTCATTGCTAATTGCTTTTTTAAAAACCGAAAAACGTATTGTTCCGGAGCGGTTGGGAATGTCGTTCTTGACCAAAGGACTCATTTTGGAGTTTGCAGAATGGCTCGAGAGCACACGCAGGTGCAGCCTTTCCTCTCGAAATCAGCGATTCGTAATATTGCGTACTTTCTGCAGGTGGCTTGCAGCTGAAAACCCGGAGTTCTTGAAGATCTCCGAAGATTTGTTTAATGTCAAGCTAAAGAAAACACCCAAGCCGGTCATGGTGTACCTTTCCGCAGATGCGCTTGGTTGCCTTTTAGCTCAACCGGACTCATCTACAAATGATGGGTTGCGCGATTTGACACTCCTTGCTATGACATATGATACAGGCTCCAGAGTCAGCGAAATAACTGAGTTGAAATACAAAGATATTCGTTTTAATGCACCGCCAATCGTAAAGCTCACCGGCAAGGGCAACAAAACTCGCATTATTCCGTTACTGCCGCAAACGCTGAAATATCTCACTGAGTATATAGCGAGGTGGAATATTGACCTGGCCGAATCTTCTGAATGCTACGTTTTTACCAACCGCTCCGGCGAGAAGCTTTCTCGTTCTGGTGTGAAGTATATTCTGGACAAATATGTCACCGCTGGAAGGTCGCAGAATCCCATTCTTTTCCCGGATAAAATCACGCCCCACACACTGCGCCACAGTAAAGCTATGCATATGTTGCAAGCTGGAAACAACATTGTTTACATTCGTGATGTTTTGGGCCATTCAGATATTAACACGACAGAGCGGTATGCCCGCGCGGACACATCCATGAAAAGGGAAGCTTTGTCCAAGGCCGAAATCCCAATGCCCGAGACACCGCTATCGCTCACAGGGAGCAGCGTTGAGCGAGACATGGCTGACTGGTTGAAAAGTTTCAGCAGAAAATAATGTTAAGTAAGTGAGCTGTATAATCATTGAAAAGCACTGATTTCGGTCGGTGCTTTTCTCGTTCTCAACATAATCACTTACTCCACATAAAAAGCTCCTGCATCCTGTAACTTAGTCATTGCACCATTTATTAGATACAGATCACCGCCAAGTTCGGCAGGAATGCGGTCGAGGTTTTCAAGCTCACGTATATCATTCGCGCTCATCCAGCCGTTTTGTCTTGCGGTCGCATAACCGCTCATACGGCTTTGATAATCTCCCCGCAGCAGTCCATCAACATTGAACTTAATAAACACCCTCGGTTTCTCGCTGTCTGAAAGCAAGGCCCTGCACATAGCCTGCTCCCAACGAACCACCCATGGATCGAGTGAATACTTAACGAACTCAAGGCCCTGGTGTTCTATATTTGAAAAACTGGACTTCTCCAAATCGCCTATCATATGAGGTGGAACTCTAAAGATACGGGCTATCTCGTTTATCTGGAACTTACGTGTCTCAAGAAACTGTGCTTGCTCAGGGGAGATACCTATAGCATGGTACTTCATGTAGAGTAGGAAGAAGCCGCCTTGCATCGTTGCCGGTGCAGGTTTGCTTCAACCTCTCTCAGAACCGGACTTACACCTCTCAATGTATCCGGCTCGCCATTTGAACTATTACGAATTTAAATAACTTCATCTGATTGATGAACCTTTTTATGGCATTCTTCACAGAGAATCAGCGTTTTGCGTCTACGTGCAATCATTGCTTTTTCCCACTGCTCCTTGCCTTTCAGGTCCTTCAATCGGTGGATATGATGTATTTCAAACTTTCCTTCCGTCTTACCGCAAAGCT